AGATGCCAGCAGGGTATGTTTCTGTATGGAATTTTGATGGTAATAAAAACACCAAAAACTCCGCTACAACTAAGCCTGGCAACGCTGGCGGTAAGGACATTTTCTAAATGGCTAATAATATTGCTTTTCAACCGATGGGCAATACAGTATTGCTTGCTTGTACTACTACGACTTCAAACGCATCAATTACTGCTGTCAGCCCTGTAAATCAGTACATGATTGTCAATACTGGCAATGTGGCAGCTTTTGTTACTTTAAGCGGTAATGCAAATGTGACGGCAACCGTTGCCAACGCTACAGCAAACTCAACATCATTTTGCGTAGGCGCTGGATCAACCAAAGTCATCACACAGTATCAAAGCAATGCTAATGTGACTGTATATGCTGCTGGAATTACCTCATCTGGTAGCGCCAATGTATTTATTACTCCAGGAGAAGGATTATGAATTATTTTGACCAAATTGAACCATTTTTGAACGCTATTGGCGCTGGTATTGGTAGTCAATCCCATACTGTTGCTTGTCAATTTGCTGCATTTTTAAGCGGTGGATCAAATCAACAATCAGAACCATTACCAGAAACGCCAGAAGAAATTACACCTGAAGTAACTCTAGAGCCAGCGCCTGAACCAATTGTTGAGCTTATTACAGAACCAACACCTGAAATCGTGCCTGAAATAGTTACTCCAATCGAAGGACTATAAATGAACTGGCTAACGCAAATAGCGCCCACAATCGCTACTTGCCTTGGCGGTCCACTAGCGGGTTTAGCAGTAACAGCTTTATCTAAGCTATTTGGGGTTGCGCCTGACCAAGTGCAGTCCATGATTAACGATAACAAACTATCGGCAGATCAGATTGCAGCAGTACAACAAGAAGAAATACGCTTTAAAGAGCAAACTCAAGCTCTAGGCTTAAATTTTGAACAGCTTGCTGTGGAGGATCGTAAAAGTGCTAGAGATATGCAAACGACTACTCAAAGCATTATCCCTCCTTTGCTTAGTATTCTTGTTACCGTTGGGTTTTTTGGCATATTGGCTTACCTTATGGTTACTCCTGCGGATACTGCGAATACACCCTTAATGATTATGCTTGGCTCATTAGGCACTGCTTGGACAGGAATCATTGCTTTTTACTTTGGATCTTCTGCGGGTTCACGAGCTAAAGATCAAATGTTATTTGAATCCACCCCCGCAAAATGAATTTAGAATTAAAGCGCACTTACTTTGGTAGCGACTTTACTGTCGGAAGCCTGTATGCAGATGAAAAATGGATCTGTTACACATTGGAAGATAAAGTAAGAGAGGTAGAGGGAAAGCCTGTTAGTGAATGGAAAATAGCAGGTGAAACCGCTATACCTAGTGGAACATATCCCGTTAAAATTACTTATTCCAATCGGTTTTACCGAAATTTACCCTTGCTTTTTAATGTAGAAGGGTTTGAAGGAATCCGAATCCACCCTGGCAACTCCAATAAAGATACTGAAGGCTGTATTTTGGTAGGTCTTAAATGGGATGGAATAAGCGATTGGATTAGTAACTCAGTAGATGCTTTTAACAAGCTCTTTCCTTTTTTACAGGAAGCTACTGACTCGATCACTATTAAAATTGATAATGGATAGCCATTACAAATCACTGCTTAAAGCTGTAACTTGGCGCATTACAGGCAGTTTTGATACTTTTGTTCTATCTTGGATAGTGACAGGTCAAGTAAACCTAGCGTTCAGCATAGCCTTTATAGAGCTATTTTCTAAGATAGCCCTATATTGGTTACATGAACGCATCTGGTTAAAGATCAAGGTGCTGGAGTAAGTTGCCCTTCAAACAAGTAGCTTCCTAAATGTCCTAAGTTAGCCCAAGGCGCTGCATACACTTTTCCACCCGCTAATCTCCAAATACGGCAAAAGTGATAATCCTCAGATAACAGTCTATTGCTATCAGGTTCAATGGAAGTAGCAAAATATTCGTGGATAACTTCTGCATGATTGAGTTGACCTGAAAGATCTCCTACATCATTAGTGTAAGACGGCACTTTTTTCTTGAGTTTTTCAAATACTTTTCTTTTAATCAGCATAAATCCAGTACCGCCATTAAAGATCTCTACTGGTTTATCTACAGGTACGGTAACCTCACCTGCATAATCCACTAAATTGACTACAAAGCTGCCTGTATAGCTTTTTAACTGGTCATTTGGCACACCCGCATCCATTGCTTGCTTGGTGCTATTCCAGTTAATTTCTTTTTTAGGGTAGATACCGCAGATGATGTCTTTATCAGCTTGGATCATTCTCACAATGTCCTCTGGTCTGAATTTGATGTCTGCATCAATAAACATCAAATGGGTAGAGTTGGACTTCAAGAAAGTATGCGCTAAAGCGTTTCTAGCCCTAGTAATCAAGCTCTCGTTAAACATAAAGCTAAACTGAGTTTGGATTCCCGCTTGGCTTAATACGCTAATGGATTGCAATATCGACTGAGTGTAAAAGCCAGCGCACATACCGCCATACATGGGGGTGGCAATAAAAATAATCGGTTGTACGGGTTCTTTTGATACTGCCTTCTTCTTAGTTGCCATGATTTTCCTTAAATAAAGTTGTCGGTACTAGCGTTAATGACTTCGTTAATCAATATGTTCTTTCTGTCGTTAGAACACTCGTGCATACAAGTGGTCTTAGCGTTAAATTTGTCCATGTAGGCTTGTGTTTCAGGACTAAACCATAACCTGTGAAAGCTGGTGTCCTTGATAGATCCTATGCAGCCTGACTTATCGTAGGCTTTGTTATGACAGGCATATACATTAAGGTCTGCACCGATGACGGGTACGGTCTGCATAATGAAGCACTTGTGATAGCTTCTAGTATGAGAATGACTGCTCCCAGGAGTAATGTTATAGGTAGAGTTAACAGTAAAGCGGTCATCACAAATCGTTTGAATTTTTGCCAGTTGCTCATTGACCTCATCTGCAATCTCCTTGTGATAATCATAAAAATCAGGCACGTACATTGGGCTAAAGCGCACATTCTCAACCCCTGCCTCTTTTAATAGCTGACTAAACCCCCATAAATTTTTGTAATTGTTGCGATGCACAATATAATTAACACCTAAATCACAATTTTTATCTTTGATCGCAGCAAAATGATTGATGTTCCGTATGACAGAATCAAAACTCTTTTCTGGCACATTCCTAAACCGCTTCATTTCCTCGCCATTGGTGTAATCCATTGATACACGCACCCACTTGGCATGAGATAGCACTTCTGCCTTTTCCTTAACTAAGTTTTGCCCGTTAGTGATGATAGATAGGTCCATCTTGAGAGCTAATGTTAAGCGCATGAAGTCTGCTATATCAGGGTGCATCAATGGCTCTCCACCCCCACTCCATGTAATAGCTTTAGTACCCATGTTAGCTAGGTCATGCAAGATCTCAATCATCTTATCTCTAGGGATGATGTCATCTTCCTTCATGTCCTCGTGCATACCGCTAACAATATGTTCTTCTTCTCCACCGTCTTTTACTCTAAAACCAGTGCTATACACGCAAAAGAAACATCCGTGATTACAAAGGTTAATTGGCTTGACCCGAACATACACAGGTGCAGTAACCTTCCCCGCCCCAAAAGAAATCAGCTTTTCTGGATGATGGAAGATCTTAAAATCACTGTATTTATTGCTTTTCACGCTAAATCCTTATATTCGACCAACATTACGGAATCAAAAGTCTTGCTGGCAAGGTCATAAAACACCTCAATATCACCCTCATCTTTCATTTTCCACACAGGAAAGCTCACCATTTGGCGTATTCCCTCAGTTAAATCTTGAGTATGAGTAGCGCCTGTATAAAGAGGCTTCTTGGTATTGCCCACAATGCAACGAATAATGACTTTTGGGTGAAACTCACCATGAGAGATTTTGGCTATTTTGTCTAAATGGTTGACCATTGCATCCATTGCGTTCATTAAGAAGTCCATACGCTCAATAAAGACCACTGGGAGGTATCCTTGCAGTGCTAACCCAATAGCAAACCCCATCATTAAGTTTTCCGCTACTGGCATCTCAATAATTTGCTCATCTTTAACATTTTTAAGAGTTCCCAATGCACGACCCTTTTTAAGACCATATCCCACAAAACGCACACGGGGATAACCTGCTAATTTAGTATTTGCATCAGTTAAGGCATCTTTGTAACTCATTTCTCTTGAACCTTTCCCATTGGTTCAATTGTTACTGTTTCCCATTTAACTTCCCCAGTCTTAGGGTTTTTCCACCCATGCTTTGTGTAGATTGCTGGATAAATACAAGACGGATGCCAATCAAATCTAATTTCTTGCACCGCCACAACTTCTAAGTCGGTTTGCATATCTTTTAGGCTCATTTCTCTTGTGCCTTTCTTAGTATTGCTCTAATTATATTATCCAAACCAACAACTTTTTCACTTTGAGAAAAGTTAAGCACATTCTTTATAGCCCATTCAAAGTCTGCTATTTCCTCATCTGTTAGGTTTGCTGAGTGGGTGTAGAGTGGAATAGGCTCTGTTGTTCCTGTAACTTTCCATGCAAACTTAATGTCATAGATTGTTGCGCCTTCGCCTTCAGGGTAAAAATGTCCTACTGGTTCATCTAAACCCCACA